CTTGACGATAAGCATTGGCACGATAAGGTTCAATAGAAGGACTAGTATTGCCCATGAGAATGGAAGAAGAAGCATTGGGAGCAATAGCCATAAGGTGACTAAAGCGGTTCCCAGTGCCCACTGCATCAGGAGCTTCACCCCTCTCAGATCCAAGTTGTGTATTTGCTTCATCTAATTTGTACCTAATCTTTGAAAACATTTGACGATTTGCTACCTTAGCCATAACGCCTTCGAATGGGGTGTTTGTCTTTTGTAGGTAAGCATGGAACCCAAGAGCGCCGATACCAATGCTGCGCTCACGACTAGCAGAGTAAACAGCACGGCTAATAGCAGAAGGGGCATTGTCAATAAAATACTGCAGAACATTATCAAGCATTTCTGCAACATCACGAAGGAACAACGGATCGTCTTTCCAGTCATCGTAATATTCCAAGTTGAGTGAAGACAAACAGCAAACTGCGGTTCGTTCTTCGTTTGTTGGTAGAATGATTTCTGAGCATAGATTTGATTGATGAACTCTCAAACCAAGTTTCTTCAGATGCTCAGGTAGTTTACGGTTGGACTCATCAATGAAGTGTAGGTATGGTTCACCAGTTTGCATACGCAACTCTAGAATCTTTTGCCAGAGTTCTTTAGCGGAAACTACTTCACGTACTTCTCCGCTGTGTGGATCTCGCAGTTGCCAAGAATCATCGGCATCTGGGTTGAGCATGCAGTTCTCGATGATCTGCATGAAGTCATCTGTGATATTAATACCATGATGCAGATTCAGGCAACGCATGTTCTGGTCACCTGTAGGTTTGCGCATCTCTAAAAAGGGAATAATATCAGGATGGTCAATATTAAGATAGGCAGCATAAGAACCACGACGAGTACGTCCTTGGCGATAAGCCAAACTCGAAGCATCGTAAATCTTGAGGTGAGGCATAACGCCAGTACTCTTGTCATCCGCAGAACGAATACCAAAACCAATGCCGACACCGCCACCAAGCATGCTAAGCCAATTAGTTTCACTAAGATTGTCAACTAAACCCTCCGCTGTGTCTTCAATAAAATTCAAAAAGCAGCTAATGGGTAATCCCCTTTTACTGCGACCAAATGATAAGATTGGCGTAGAGTATGACAGCCAATGCTTACTTGAATAGTCGTACAAACGCTGTGCATGCGCTGCATTACTACCAAAACTAGATGAGACAAAAGCAAACCTCTGCTGTGGTGAAGTTTCGTCTTCTCTCATATATGATTCTTTAAGTCTTAGTAGACCGAGTTCGTCAAACAACGAATCCCTTGTGTAGTCTACCTTAATCCCATTTACCATTTCTTCCATATTTTTATTCCTTAGTTACAAATTCCGATGCCATTGGGAATATCTTAGCAATAACTTCTGCGCATACTATTGCGATATCCATGTGTTCTTTTTGAGTTCCGTTCGCACTTCTTAGTTCAATATAATGAATCCATGATCTTAAAGTACCATTCATATACATACGAGACATAGTTAACCCTTCAGGTAAAACTGCTCTCGCTTGTTCTTTGGCAATACCTTTAGAGATTGCCCATTCATACGCATTGCGTGCTTCATTGATAACACGTTGCTGCATCTGTTCCCATCCATACGCAATCTGTCTTTGAGCATCGTCGTTCATGTCCAGCTCAACAGAGTTTTGTCTGTTCTTGGTATCCTGAAGACGTGCATCACGAACAGTAAAGGCTAGATCCTTAGTTGGGTCAGCATAACGCTGAGAAAATTCTTGGTATGAAAAAGAACGATGACGTAGAATCTGGCGAGCGATGTCACGAGTTGTTTCAATCTCGAGGCAAGCACTTACCATTTCTAGTGGTGACCAGTGTTTGTGTTTAATCAGATAACGAATTAGTTTCTCTGATGTTTCTGTGTTTAATTGATTGGCAGGATTCGATACCCTTGCGCAATACGCAATCAGATCCTGAACATTATTAATATCATCTGCCATCTCATCAGATGGTGTTGAGTAACTGATTAACTTAACCTTCATTAACTTCTCCATACATATTGTTTAACACTTTTTCCAAGAAGCAAACTGCATTTCAGCAGCCAACCCTTGGTAGGAATTTTTATTTATTACGCTTACGATTTCTTCTACGGACATTCCGTTCATTACCATATCGTTAATGTCTTTGAATTTTATTTCTTCTGGGAACATACAGACTGTATATCCAGATTCAATATACTTACCTAACTGCTTTACGATTTCTTTATTTCTTGGTTCATTGTCCATGACAAGAACACAATTTGATTTGATTTTCTGAATGTCTAGAAGATCAAAAGAAGCACCACCAACAGCAAGACAATTGGGAAGGAAAAGAGAATCAACTTGCCCTTCAACAACAAATACTTTCTGTCCCCAGTCGATCCTGTCCAAACCATAAATTTTCTCCTTGTCCTCATCAATCTTGATGGTAATATACTTAGGCTCTTCGTTTCCGAAGGCTCTTGCGCTGTATGCAAAGACTTTTCCTTGCGCTGTAAAGAAAGGGAATACCAAACGTGGAGCATCGTTTTCCTCATTAGTGAATTTGAACTTGACTGAGTTACTCCACTTCTTAAACTTCTTCGCAAAATAAATTAGATCCCACTTATCCTTTGGGATCTTTCTAGACATTACATACTGAACTGCTGGGTGAGTAATACTTAGTTGATCTATTCTTTCTAGACCATCTAGGATATCGTCACGCAAAACTTCAGGCTCTTGCGTTTGGGGGAGTGTGACAGAAATGTCTTTGTGTGCGTTGTATCTAGTTGCGCCACTCTTGTAGCGTTCTATTACATACTCATCATAAAGAATTGGGTCAACAGTCTTGATAAAATTACCAAGATTTGTTCCGTAACCGCAATTGTGACACTTAACAAATAAATCGGACTTTTTCCGATATATGAACCCTCTTGCTTTCAACTTGTTTGTTGCACTGTCACCGCAGACAGGACAAGAAAAGTTCCAAATATAATCTTTTTTCTGCTTGAAGTTCCTCAGCTTAGGAGAAAGCATCGAAGCATACTTGACATCAATAAAAAGCATAACAAAACCTCCACAGTTACCATAATCAAAGTATACTATACCGAATGATAAAAGTCAAGTCAACTTTGTAATTGACTTGACCTTTTGTTTAATGCAATATAGTCAGGGGAATATTTGAGATCAACCATGCAGCAGCCACTGCTGCTCCAAGAATCCAGTATCTCCATCTTTCCAATGCTGAGATCCTACCATTGATTCTTCGATCCATGGTCTCCATCCTAGCAAGTATATCTGCATGCTGATCGTTTGTTGCATGCGTCATATGAGCAAGTTTGTCAAGAATCTTTTCATTTCCTTCGGTAATTCTACCGTGGATTATCTTAAGTTCATCGACAGTACTATCAACGTCCTCTTTAATTGCTTCTACCTTGGTTTCGATTTTAGCAACTTTAATATCTAAACTTTCTGCCATTTTCTCCATCCTTATTTGGTTTCATTATAGTTTTTCTCTTGAAGTCTTACCCATTCTTGTAAGGACTTCAGTTGTTCTCTGACTTGGTTGCAGGTTGTGTAGTTTTGGGAGACTGTTCTTCCGACTTCAGAGATTTTAACTCCGCTGGCATCTCCATCAGTACTGCTGGGGGCTGGGGGAACTTTGGTCTGAGCGGTGGCGTCGTGGAGCACGACGAAACCATTAGGCACGTCACACTTAGCGTCAGACTCAACAGTAATGTATTTTGGTATCTCTTTAACAATTGTCTCACCCTGTTCTCTTATCGTTACGATTTTATCTCTATACTGTACTACAACCTTCTCTGTTATTTGCTTTGATTGAGATTCAATCTTAGCAATTTGTTGTTTAGCTTCCTCTAACTGGATAAGATATTCACGTTGAGTCCAGAGACCACCATGAATGAAAACACCAGCACAGAAAAAGAGAATGCCTATAAAGTTAGTCACCCACCTAGGAACGACAAGACCTGGAATTCCGATAAAGTGAATAAACAAACCAACTATAATCAAACCTGTTGCTACGGCAGTAAAGATCCACAATGGCAACACATTCAGCAAAAGCATCATCATGATTACTTCCTCTTCATCAACAATGCATCAAGTTTTTTCTTTTTATTCATCCTGATTACAGCATCATCGGTGGAGACTGCTGCGCCAGTAGCATTTGTTGGTGCTGCTGCGCCATCCTCTAGGAACATCTTCACAAGAAGTTCTTCCTCAATCAAACTGATGTTGTTGCTCTCCAATTTCTCGATGATGAAGTTGAACTTCTGTTCGAGAATAGTTTGATTGATTGTTTTGTTGTGGGATTCTTTGATTAACCATAGAGCAGCAACGACGTTCTTCAACTTCGTTTCACCACCAGGCAATCTATTGATAATTCTTTTGACATTGAACACTAAACGATGCAGATAGGTGTATGCTTCCTTTTCTGCAGTTGTGCTAAGAGAGGAAACCTTCTTGAGAAGTTTTCCCTTTTCATCTATAATACCCAACTTGAATGCATCTGATTCAGCGAATGGTGTCACTAACATTGACAACACTCGATAAGCAATCAAATTATCTACTATTCTTGACATTTATATTTTCCTTAGCACTGAAATAACTTGTTCGTCCAGCATTATGTCAGAAGAACTAAAATCAGTATTAGGTATCTTATCTGGCATTCTATTTAAGAACAGCAAGAAAGTTGTTAAGACATTCCAATACTTTTCTTCTATCTTATAATACAGCATACTTGTTGCTGCATCACCAAAGACATTATAAAGAACTATGATATGATTCAGTATCAGTCTCTCTCGAAGCTCTCCACCAGAAATGTATCTGGTGAAGAGTTTCTTAAGATATAGAAACCTTTTCAAGTCATCTTCAAACTCTGCAACACTATGACACTGTGGGTTGTTATAGTGATGCATTGCATAGAGTAGGAAGTTGTCTTCAGTCAGCTTTTGGTTCGGCACCGTCGACAACCTCACTTGGTTCCATCGCATTTAATAGTTTAACGCACTGCTGCATAGCACCATTAAATAAATTCACTTCAGCTTCTAGCTTTCTAATCTCAACATTCAACTCAGAAATTTTTTGTTTCTTTTCCTGAATTTGTTTCTCATAGTTAGCCAAGTCAGCTTTCAAAGTATCTTTCAATTCCATAACGACCTCACATGTATAAAGTTAATTAAGCAGTGGTAAATCCATTTCCACCAATGATATGCCATGCACCTGATAGATACATTAGCATTACTGATTCGCCAACTGCGTTCAAGACCACGGAAGTGATCGCACCAGTGAAGTCACCAGTGATAGTAGCAGTTTGAGCAGTTGTCTGAACAACAATCTTAACTTGACCCTCAACACCAGCTGCTAGAGATAGAGTTGTGGAACCAGTGACTGCAGAAACAGTAACAGCTTTAGTTAAGCTGATTGTATCAGTACCTGAAGCAGTAGTTGTTTGTGGAGTTTGTGCGAACATCAAGAAGCCATTTGATAGAGCCACGTTACCTGCGACGTCTAGCTTAGCATTTGAGTTTGGTGTATTGGTACCAATACCAATCTTGTTGTTTGCTGCGTCAGAGTAGAAGTTATAATCGTCAGTATCTGACTTGATTGTAACTGGAACAGTGTCAAGACCTTGTGGGTTGATAACAACTGGAACACTGATGTTACCCATCATGTTCTCAAATGTTAACTTCTTGTTTGTTCCACCCTGAACGATTGGGAATAAATCTGCGCCACTTGGTGTAGACGCAGCCGTTAGTTCGGAAATCTTTTGATCAGCCATTTGTTTTCTCCTATTCGATAATAATGGACTTAGTTGTTTTGGGGTACTTTGTTACAAGCACCCCACACCTCTAGGGTAATATTATTTAGTTGCTATTATACAGCAATAGCGATGTTCACTTCATCAGTTGTAACTGATGCTGCGCCAGCCGACGAAACTACGCAACGGAACAAGTAACCATCCAATGAACCAGCGCCACCGCCTAGATCGACGTCAGCGTTAGGGATTGTCATGGTTGCAGTGTTAAAGCCAGTTGCCCATCCTGGTTGCTCAGAGTCCCAAGTGCTACCACTGTCTTCACTGAACGCCCATGCGTATGTTAGAGCGCCACCGTTATTTACGGATGCTTCAACAGTGTATGTAATGGTATCTTCGTTACCCAACTCGAATGTTGCGCCTGTTGGCTGCTCATCGATAGTGATTACTGGGTCGATACCAATCTTAGTATCGTCAGCATTGTTATCGCCAGAGATTGAACTCATAGCGACTAGTACTTCAGTTTTGTTTCTCACTACACTACCTGAGTCAGTATAGGTTGCGGTTTTAACCCAACCTGCGTGAGCAACACCCTTAGCCTTGTTGGCTGGTAGTTGTGCTTCAGCTTCTGAAACTCCGTATGTAAGTGCCTTCTCAGCAGTGGTCAGATATTTTGGCTTGTCCGCTGCTTGGTCTACTTTTCCCCATAGTGCCATTTGATTCTCCTTAGTTATCTATTTTTTGATCCAGCAGGTCTACCACGACCACGCTTTGGTTTATCGTCTGCGTCATCGTTCTCATTATCTGAATAACTGCGAGTATGGGTTACTCCAGTTGCAGTCTTGGTTACGGTTCCATGTTGTGTCTTCTTCGTATCACCAGTTTTCATCTGACGATCCTTAGCTGCCTTCAACATATCATCCCAACCCTCTAAGAATGCGGAGAAAGAAGTTTTCTCTTCGTTCTTAGACTCACGGTCAGCTTGCAACTTAGCAGCGATTGCCATCTGACGTTTCTTCTCGTCTGACTTACCTGCAAATTGTGGTGCATCAGATTTCTTGAAGTCTTTAATAACATCTCCCATCGTTGCCTTCGAGAGATTCATTTTTTCTGCAATTGTTAGGAATTGTTCAATCAATTGCAATTCTTCTTGTGTGAATTCCATATCTTCCTTTCGTAAGGCACGACCTATTGCCTTGTTATGTGCTTGTGCAGTTGAGTGCTCAGGTTCACGATCAGGGACTACGTTACCAGCTGCCTTGTAACGAGCACCACGAGAAGCATCCATGCTCTTACGCATCATAGCGTTTTGCTTGTTGCGCTCTTCGATCGCTTCAAATTCTTCTTTAGCCAGACGATCAATCGCTTTACCGACACCTCTTTCACGACTTCTTGATTTGGATTTGTATTTGTCTGCTAGTTCTTTAGCAGCAGCTTTCATACCTGGTTTTCTAGATCTGTCTGCTTCAAAATCTTTACCGATTGATTGCTGCATTCTTGCATCGTGTGTTGCTTTCTTAGCATAAGAAGCTAAAGTGCTTTTTGACAGTTCTTCAATCTCTTCTACTTCTTCATTCTTCAATTTATCAGCAACTTTCTTATAACGAGCATAGTTTACATCTTTATCTACAGTCTTTTTAGTGCTGTCTCCTGGAGCATAGTTTTGTGCATCCATTTTTTTATTCAATTGATGTTTTGCATATCCTGGAACATATTTTCTAAGAGTCTGTTGTAAACCTTCGTCAAGTTCAACTTCTTCTTTGTAGATAGTTCCAACATGTTTTGCGCCAATCTTCTTTAGAGAGTTGCGACCAGAAGAATTTGAAGTGTGGTTAACATCAAAGCCACCACTGTGAGCATGAATCTCAATACCATCAAGGTTATCACGATGCGTTTTAACTTTTTCCTTAGCGTATTTCACAGCATCTTCTTTAGTTTTGAATGGTGCTGCTTCTGCTAAATCAGTTTCTTCTTTTACAGAAATTCCTTTACTTGGATCGCCATAAGACGCTTGGCGTTTCTTAGCAAGATCCTGTTTTGCTTTCACGGCAGCTGCGAGTTTAGGATCTGACTTCAACATCCATCCTGGCTTGTAACCAGTCGCACCTTCTTTAACATTGGTTGGGTGACCATTGATTGGCTTGCTCTTTTCTTTATGCGCTTTCCACTCTGGCGTTCCCTTGATATACTTTCTAGGAATGGTAGGTGCAACTGGTGCGTGCGATTCTGGTACGCAGTTAGGCACTTTCTTACCGTTCTTGTCTTTCATACCAACAGCAGTATATCCTTTCCAGCAAGCATCCTTTAGATCACCTGTTGGCTCTGGTGTTTTCTTTTCGTCAATTTCGACTTCTTCAGTCTTCATCGTAGACTTTGGTTGTGGAGAATGGTACTCAGCGTCGTGCACTTTGTAACCCTTCTTCTTATAGAACTCTTTAGCTTTAACAACAGCGTGGTCTTTGTTATCAGCATTGACAACAACACGCTTCATGATTTGTTCTTTACGCTGAGAGACTGCTGGATGGTTTGGATCAGATACCGTAACCATAACCTTATGTGCAGCTTCTTCGATATACTCTTGAAGTTCTGATTCTTCCTTACGGAGTTTCTTAAAATCATCAGCGTCAAGTTTACCATTCTTGTTCTTGTCAAGTTTATGCTGGTTGCCTTTAAGCATCTCTTTTAATTCTCTGTAGTTCATCTATTTCCCCTATTGTGACGACTTTAGCATCCAACCGTGTTTCTTGTGGACGTCTAGTCTTCCAGCAGCAAAGTCGGCTAATCCCTGTTCGTTTGCTGCACTTGCTACGCTGAATAATTTATTTAGGCTGACAATAACCTCATCGTTAGCAGAGATCAAATTGCCAATCATAGTTGAGATATCGGAAGGTGGTAGTGAGTCTTCCATTATCGTTTTAGCGTCATACAGATTACTAATGCTATGTGGCGCAAGTGCATCATGCGCACGCATTTCCTCAGCTGCTGTATCTACTGCAGCGAATAGTTCTTCGTATAAGTCGCCAAAGAAGTCATGGTATTGACTGAAGTTAATACCCTTAACATTCCAGTGGTAAGCATGTGCTTTGAAATACATAACAAATGTATTTGCTAAGACAACTTTAATTGTAGCTTGTAATTCGTTCATTCATTTCCCCTATTAATAATTACCATGCCTTGCAAGACCAATAACGTGCTTTATCCTTTGGTCCAGGATTGTCACAGTTGTGTCGAGCACGGAATGATTTGCGTCTTGCAGGAATATTCTTTTTGATGGTCATGTTCTTGTCGCCAAAGTTAACCTTTGTTGCTTTACCATCACCATCTGGATCAACATAAACCTTAGACTTCTTAACATCACCAGCCATTGGTTTGTTAAGGGGCACTTCACGACCTTGATAGGTTGCTTCGTTAACCTTATTGTCTTTTGGTTTCTCTTTAGATTCTTTTTCTTTACGCTCACGTTCTAGACGTTCACGTTTAGCCATTGCACCCATTTTCTTAAGGAAAGATGGTTTGTTGTAGTATGGGGTGGCTTCTTTAATATGATTACCACCTGCACACTCGCAAGGTTCTTTACCGCAGACAGGGCAGCGTTCAGCGCTAGACTCTTTGAGCCAATCTGTAAATGAGATCATTTTACTTTCACCCTATCTCTTTCGATTCTACGAACACGAGGAACTAAACGCATAGCAACTCTATTCATAAATGGCTTCATCTTCTTGATGCGCTGCTCTAATCTTTCTTTCTCTGCTACTGACAACTTGTTCAGTGGCTTCTTAGCGAAACGCTTCTTCATCATCTTGATAGCCATACGTCTTGCACGTTTGTTGATAACATCATTCGATGATGTCTTGCGTAGAGCGATTTGAATTCTGCGCTCACGTTTTGCTTTTGTTCTTTTGAATCTTGTAGCAGCACGAATACGTTCTTGTCTAGAAAGAACCTCTTGCAATTTAGTTGGTTCATCTGCTTCGTCTTCTAGTTCGTCAAGATCAACTTCTTGTTGTTCGTCGTCATCCCACGCCATAATCTCTTCATCGTCATAGCCATACTCGATTAACTCATCATCAGTGTGATTGTTAATCATAGCCTCGATATCGTGGTCGCTCATTTCTTCAGCGTCATCTGGAACCACAAAGAGTTCTGGGGTTGGTACTGCATCTTCAGTAACGCTAGCAACCTTCATCTTTCTGTTAGCGTCGCTGGTATTCTGCATGCTGGTTCCAGGTTTTCCGCTGGCAACTGCTTTAAGTTTCTGATAGTCAGCATATGAAAGGATAGACTTAGCTAGGTTATATTTGCTGTTCTTCTCAACTTCAGCATTCTCTTTAAGTTTGCTATGCACCAAATTCTTATCGTATTTAATACCAACATCGTCTGCTAGTTCTAGCATGCGATCAAGGATGTTTAGTGATTCAGGATTGAATGACTTGCTGCGAATCTTACGCAAGCCAGAGTTGACTAACTGCTCTGGGTTACTCATAGATTCTGCCTTGTCAACTCCAAGCATATCAGCAATCATTCTTCCTACTTTAATCTTGTCGCTGTTCTTCAACGTCTTGACTGTTAGCTCTTCACCGAATGCTTCTTCCTTGCCAGCTTCTTTATAGTTGGCAACCAAACGCTCCATCTCAGCAACGTGACCATCGATATATTCATGGTGCTCAAGATCACCTAGAGATGTCAAGTACTGCTTAGCTCTCTTAACATGTTCCATGAAGTTATCAAGTTGCTCTGCTTGTTGGGTAGCAACTGCTGCTTTCTCATGACCGAGATAAGCATCTGTCTCTTTAATGGCATTAAGGATGGCGACTGGGTCACCACCCTTATGAATTAGGTCATTGAATGCATCTACTGCATCTTGACACATATCAAAGTTCTTTGTTAGGTATCCCTTGAAAGAAATTTGCATTGTGTTTTCTGTATGTTGGTCGTCTTCATAAAGACTCATATACGTCTGCGATACTTCAGTAATCCATTTCTTTTGCATAGTTCCCTCTGAATCTACTACAGTTAAGTAGTTTGTTCCTCGGTCAAGGATCTCATATACACCTTGTTCATCCTCAACGCATTCTCCAATCAGAAAGATTTCTCCGTTGTGATACTTCTCTCTAAGAGAACTGACTTCAAATTTGACCGATTCTTTAATCTTATCGACACCCATACCATCTCGGATTTCATTCATAAGACGTTTGGCGTCAACCGTGGTGATAGTGTGAGGCAACCCTGACTTAAAGAGTTTGAAGTCACCTTTCTTGGCAGCTTCCCTCATCTTTGTTCCTGACATTCCTGATGCATCGTCCGCATCTGGATCACGCTCACCAGCAGAAACAACTTCTACTGTGTCATAATGGAATTCTTTTCCGTTGTATGTTTCAAGCAGACGCTTGTATTCTGGCACACGATCGCTTCCTGCGACCATGACCAGATTCTTGTATTTCTTATTGAGTTGTTTAGCGACTTCGATTAGCGTTCTGGTCTCGCCACCAGCTGCCATGAAGTTAGTTCCTGGGAACATACGCTTTAGGTAGTAGACTTTTCTGTCTACTGGGAGAGGGTTCTTCTTAGCGTCTTGAGTGTGGGACGCATAGATAACATGTGCGTCTTTTCCAGCCACTTTCTTGACTGCATTTACTAGAAGTTCATGACCGATTGTTGGAGGCTGAAACCTACCAAAAGCAAATACTACCTTTTTGGATGGTAGTTCTTTTATTAGTTGCTTAAATTTCTTCATTGTTATCCATCTATAAATGTTATTGTTATACTCTTATTTAGCGATTTTTAACTTCCAACTTGAGTAGGATCGTCGTAAATACCATATTCAGCGGTCTCAACCTTTGGTACCCAACCTTCTTTTCTTAAACGAATAATACAGTGACCCTCGCCATCAAATGTGAGGCGTATATCTCTATTTGCGTAGACACGATCAGAAAAACCATGACCATAACTATAATCATAGAATCCAGTACCATTTAAGTAGTAGTGACCATGTACTATATCTGGGTTTGGAGCAGTATCTAGTATTCGAGTGATGTCTAACTGCTTACCAGATTTAGTACCCCACCACAAACCAGTGATGTATACTCTAGAACCAGTGTAATCAAAATAACTACCACCAGTCTCATCTGGGATACTCGTTGGTGCTACATATACTTGAGTATCCTTAGTCATATCGTTTTGTAAACTAAGATCGACTGTACCACCACCATTTGCTGTGATATAACACTTGAAAACAATTTCTGTCTCAGTGTGCTTGATTATGTGTTTAGTTGACATATCTTATCCTTATCGTTCCCAACCTTTAATAACTTCAGGTGAGAAGTTAGCTTTGCTGAATTCCATACGGTCGACAATCTTTACTGCTCCACCTGTCAGGTGGTCAATAGCAACAAAACCCTCAACCCCAGTAGCTTGGAATCCAGTTTTTGTTTTCAAGAAAGTAGACATATGACCTGCCTGATTCATCTTGTTGACGATCATCTGCTTTGCGGATGCCATCAGATTCATCAGGGTAATAACCTTAACAATCTCAGACTTATCATGCTTAGTGAAATACGCAAGGACTTCTTTTCGTTCAGCTTCCTGAACTGCCTTACCCTTTTCTGTTTTACGCTTATCCATCTCTGCTTGATACTTGTCATGGATGAAGTGGAACAATTCAGTAACATGCTTCTCAGGATTCTGGATCTTAACACCCTGACGAATCTTAGAGTTATTGAATGTCTTGATAAACGTCTTCAGCTTCTCGTGGTCTTTGATGTCATTTAATGTAGCAGCAGGGATAGATTGGAAAACCTTCCCTGCTTGAGATAATACATTTGTTAACTCAGCTGTTTCTGCTGCGGTGAAAGTTGCAGTTCCAGAAACATCTTTGTAATTGGCATCGTCCATCCACACACTTGATACTTTCTTCATGTGCTGAACGATTGACTTACCGAAGGATGCTTTCATTGTTTCGAAAGAGTTACCTGTGTAGGTCGTGTGCCAAACTACGCCAATCTTTGCTGCTTTGATAGAAGACGCTAAAGCACCAGAAGCTGGCACAGCATAAACGATCGTGTTTGGGTGGAATGTGATATACTCCTGATCGTTGATAGTTTCCTTCTTTATGTCTGATGCGGTGAACATAATGTCACCTTGGAACACACCAGACTTGATGCCGAGTTTACTAAACTCAGACAATGCAATCTTTAGTTTGGTAGCCAAGTCGCCTGAAGTATCGGCATCGATATCAGCTGCGGTCTTATATACCTTTGGCTCTTTGTTGAACACACCCTTCTTCGCTACGAAGAATTTACCATCACGTGGGTCAATACCAGCGAACACAGCTGGTGCGCCATCCCATTTAACAGTTGCGGTTACTTTATTGCTTGTATTACCAGCGAGCATGTCACGAAGGTCACGAAGAAAGTTTATAGCCTTGCGTGTGCCATCGACGCCACCATTGAAGATCTCATCCTCAATGTGCTCCATATGGGTATTCTTTTCTTCTACTATAAACTGTTTAAGTGTTTTCATCTTACTGTCTTTATCGATCCGTCTGGGTTAGCGAAGTATGCTTCAAATTTAACATTTGGGAATTCTGGTTTCAACTTCAAGAATTCCTTAAGGTTTGACATTGCATCATCAAACAACCTTACTTTAGAGAACTGCTTAGTATTTAGGTAGTTTCTAATAATGATTGCTTTCTTGACTGCAGGATGACCAACATCATTAATGTTTCCTGCTCTTTCAACCCTTACCTTATCGATATCAAATCCATGCTTGCGGAAGGTATCGAGAAACTTTTCTTTGTCGTTGAAGTTTGCTCTTGCTGTTACGATGATTACCCTGCTGTTTGGATTCTTCACAGAGTTAGCTAAAATTGCTTTAGCCTTATCGAGCATTCTCTGAATCGGTTTCGACTCATGATAGAATTTCTCAGAGTCTCTAAACTCTTCAAAATCGAATTCCTCACCTTTACCCAAAGTGTAGGTATTGAACTCTTGATTGCTAAGACGTTTGACAACCTTACCGTCTTTCTTAACGGCGATCATCGCAGTCGTATGGAACAGGGTATCGTCGATGTCGAAAATCGTCAGACTTCCACCCATCGTTTCTTCTTTTAAGTATTCGGAAAACCTTTTCATCTTCATACCTTAATTATACCCTACTTTGCAATAAAAGTCAAGCATTATTTTCCCCTGTAAAATCAACAACTTAGCGCAGCCAAGCCGACCTGTATGCCCTAGGAAAGATACCAATACGGAAATTCTGGTTGTTTAGACCATTTGGACCCTTATTGTTTCTTCCGCTGGCATAACGTGCGCCGAATACAGGTTGATAGTTGATATCAAAAGTCATATCTCCATTCTTATGGCTATGACTATAAGACAAGCTGGTCTTGGATAAACTCACTTCACCTTGTGCAATGAAGTGGCAGTTGTTAATACCGTATGAGTTCTTACCGTAGTCCATTCCGAAGACAGACATACCGATAATCTTGTTATCCTTGATTACTTGGAATACTTCTTCTTTCTTCCCAGCTTGTGACAGAGCAGCTAGGGTTGTGTAGAATTTGATTGTTTCTTTATGCTGGAAAATGTATGGTGAACTTTTCTCTGACAGACCAGAGTAGTTCTGGAATCCTTTAGCATCGGTTCCCATCTTGTATGACATATAGCAATCAGGATAAAGTTTGTTACCCTTTCTGCATACCAGAACAACGTCTGCTTTAGGTTCACCATTGGTAACTGGAACCATGCCAATTACACCACTGAATGTGAATCCGTGGATGCGTAGGGTCAACCCTTTGAACTGAGCATCAAGCATTGGCTCAATGGCTTTGTTGAAGTCAGTGACGCATTTGACGTCAGATGCTTCCTTAATTGCTGAGACTAATGTTCCACCACTGAAGGTAGAACAAACGTCTGCGAATGCACTTGTGTCAAATTTGGAGAGGTCGATGGTTGACAGCACCCCATAGTAAGCACCTGAAGCAGTTTTCTTGGCACCCTTCGCTGGCTTAACTAGAACAGTATAACCACCTGGAATCTTAACATCATTTGGTCTCTGTACTGTGATTTCGGATCCAGGGAATTCTGCGATGACTGCGAATGTCATCTTTGTGCGCATCTGTGCGTTGTTCTCTGGGATATCCAGACGAACCGTCTTAGCAGTTTCTTTATAGATTTTGCAGTCTTTTAGACTCTTTACCTTGCACAGTTTAGTGATAACTTGATCTGCCGAGGTAATTGGCGTCACTCTAGCCATGGGATCTCCTAATATAGTATAAACAACTACTATTTAGGGTACTTGTTATATCTCTTCTCCCACCTGAGGATCTCTTTGAATAGCTTCTCGATAACCTGTTTGTTACCACTGAAGTCGTGTCCAAACGTCTTGTAAATCTCTGTTAGGGTTGGTGAGTTTGATCTGTTTCTCTTTGAAGAACTCAAGAGATAATCGACTGGCTGATGTGGGCACAGCATTTTGTAGTCGAGGTAGATGCAGTGAGCGTATGCCTGAATCTCATCGAAGTGAGAGTAGTATTTACGATCTTCGTCCATACGTTTGACGCCTGTCTGCTTATGGGGTAGGTAGTAGTCAGTGCCCTCATCGTACCTACGATCGTACTGCATAAAGTGAATAAGTTCATGCATGAGGGTTTGAATGAACTTAAATTTGAAACGCTGCCAAGAGGTATCTGTGAAGCTGAAGGTATTGAACCTTTTGGTGTAGACGAATACCGTGGATTGACGATCCCAGTATTCACCACCAACAGCAATCGCTTCATCCCAGATTTTGGCTTTGGATTTTTGCTTGATAAACTTTACAGAAGTTCTCCACTTCTTGCAATAGTTTTGTAACCCCTTGGAGTCATTTTTATAACTATCTAGATCCGACCAGATTTTGGAAGGAATGAACTTGGCTCTGAATGGTCTGTCACCAAACGGAAGAAGGTCTATGAAATCGATGTTGCAAGATTCTAGATAAGTCATACCTTAATTCTACCATACTCGCTCCAGAAAGTCAAGTACGGCAGATTGCTCCTCTAAGTTAGTGTTTGCAAACTCAGTGATATATGGCATCAAGGCAAAATTCGATAGTAAGTTATTATATTTAGTCGCCCTACCTTTTAGGAATTGCTCAGACTGGTCAGACCCCCTATCCTTATATCGTTGCTCTAGCAGATCCTTGGGCACGGTTAGGAATACAACATGAAGTTCCGTATTGGGCAAATCCATTGCAAATTCTAAGAAAGACTGGTTGAAGATCCTGTCCCCCTCGAACAAGATATTGGAGGTTGTTTCTGAAACAAACTCTTGGGCGATAGGCTGGACTGCCATACTCAATCTGTCAGTTCCAGCAAAGGTTTCACCCTCTTCGTATTTACCCAAAACATAAAGGTCTAGTTCCTTGCAATAAAGGGCAGGGAGCATCTTCTTGGGTTCAACCTTCTCCCATGTTTTGTTCTCCATAAACTTACGGAACAAAGTAGTCTTACCAGTTCCTGGGCTACCACCAACGGCTACTAACTTTCTCATACCAAAAACTCCTCTAAATTGAAAGCAACAACTTGCTCTTCGTCATCAAACATCCAGTGAAGTCTGGACATATTTCCAGTGTTAACAAACTCAGAGAATTTCTCTTTGTTTATCTTGTTCTTACCAGTCAACCTGCTATCTAAGGTTTCATTTCTGGCTTGCCATAAAACATCCCAATCAATACCATACCATCCGTCTTGTTCAACTTGAAGTATTTCCTCAGACTGTCTATCAAGGTAGTAGCCAAGATATCGTCCGTGGTGTTCTCTAAAAATCTTTTTGAAGGAACACAAACAAGTTTCCATAGTGAAGAAGTCAATTTGGTTTGCCAGTTCAGGAAACCTTTCTAGCATCTCAACCCTAATTCCTTCGCCAGCGTGCTCAAGGTATTCGTACTCTTTTCCAGAGAGTTTTCTATCATAATCGTCATCTTTGCCAAGGGCAAGAAGTAGTCCATTACGATGAGACTTGGAACCAGAATAATCGTCCAGCATGAGAGAACTAGGCTCCACATTAACACCAGCAGTGTGCTTAAGGTGCTGTAAGTAAAACCAAGTAGAATAACGCCCAAACTTATGAAGGTTTCCTTTAAGTGCCACCCACAGTGCATCAAAGTTTTTCTTCGCATCGCCTTCGTAGTATAACTCGAGTCGTTCACGTTGTGTTCCAGTTCCAATAAATTTTTGATATGATTCAAACATGGCAGGTAAGTGACCCTTGTTCCACTTCGTGTCAGTTTGATAGCGTAGACGTTTGTAGTTAGAAGTATTCCATACAGTCATACGGTCTACTGTCGCCAACTCAAAGTCAGGAAACTCATTCAACAAAACCCAAGCAGTTGGACCATGATATGTGTTACCATATAACCATGCGAACCAGAGACGTTGCTCATCGTTATGTTCGTAACGCTTGTTCAAATAGTTCGTCATCCATACTGCTGGGTCACAGTCATTGTGCTTCAATGACCATGCATACCAACGAATGAACGCTTCTCTACGGTTTTGTTTTAATCTGTAGTCCATTTAGCCAGCGCAGTCTTAATCAATTTAATAACTTCATGATGCATCTCTGTTCCTGAAGCAAACGCAGGATCTGGGATCTTGTTTACTCCTTGAACATAGTCAGACAACTTCTGCGCTTTTGATTGCTCACCGAACTGGTCAACAAATCGTTTTGCATTTGCGTCATCCATATAAAAGACTTTGTCAGCCCAGTCAACCAGTTCCTTGGTAGCAACTGATGAACGAATTCCTTCTGAGGGATAACCTTCTTTCTCTAAGGTCTCTCTCATTTTCTTTGCAGTGATTCTACCATTCGATGTCTTCAATCCTGCTGACTTAACTTCAAGATTTGGGTAATCTTGCTTGCAGATGATTTCGGCAGCTGCACTGCGGTTCACATTACCATGACACAGGAACAAGACTTTCATTAGTAACCTTTCTGTTTAAGTTCTTGAATGATTGGGTATACGTCTTTAGATGATACGTTCTCGATGTCATCAATGTTAATACGTTCACGTAGAGCATCAAGTCTTTTAATTATATCACCTTTCGTGTTTGTATCAAAGTTTGTAAACTGATATCCTTGTTCTGTTTCAAACTCGTATGGCTCAAACTTTGGAAACGAGAAGTTATCAGAGTTGAAGATCTCCAATGGGCTATCTTCGTCACCCAATGCTGCCTCTAAGAATTTCTTGCACCACTTGATACTAGATTCCATCTCACCAAGATGCAAAGTTCCAGGGAAGTGTCTGAACTCAATAGTGTTTGTTTCTTCCCACATCTGACGCAAGTTAATGCCAGCACGTGGGCATTGGAACCAAGAAGGATTACCTTTGGCATCACGGTGAGCATGTTCCTCAAAGAATTCTTGAGTAGTAGTTGCTGCTAACATTGCTTCAATACGCTTTGCTGGGAGTTTGTGTTGATGAGATTTGTAACGTCTCTTCATTCGTTTAACTGCCCACTCATACTCAAGTGCTGGTAGGTTTCTATCTGGCACTGGGATCTGTTCAACGATCTCAAATGCTTGCTCTTGAAAACGAGTAATGTATTTTAGAAGTTTCTTACAAGACTCCAAATCGTCTTTCAATCCAGGAACACGAATGTGGATGTGAAGGTTACTGCGATAGTTGACGATTCTCTTCGGAGAAAGAAGTGCGCCATTAATCTTAGAGATGTGATCAATCTGCTCAATGATAGTATTGGTTGGTCGTGTATTGATCTCACCACCGTAAGCGTAGAGTTTACCACTTGGGTCATTAGCAATACCTGTGCTGCTAACGCAAGTGTTGTCTTTATCATTCCATTGAGCGCCATCTGGTAGTTCAGCGAACCTGTGGCAGTTACCATATTCTAATTCTACGCCATACGACCAAGAATCACTATCATACTTCATATTGATAATCCTTTGCTTTATTGTTTACGGTTTCATAATCTAATGTTAAATGCGTACCTATCGTTATGGTGCAATATGTATTCGCATCCATAACTTCAGGTTCAGCGGAAGGGTCTGCTCTCTTAATAATGTCCTTAGTTGATGTCACCAATACCCCATTAGGGAGAGTCGTCATATACAGAGGTCGTTTACCACTACGATATACTGTCAGCTTTTTGTCGATACTCAACTCACATACACCCATTGACATATTAGGAAATTCATCCAACGGATCTTCTGAATGCAGAACAAGTTCACTATCATTTTTAGTAATGCAGTCATACCCATAAAGTTCTTTCCAGCGATGCGGAAGTTCTTGGGTTATAACTCCATTGTGAACAATACTCTTTTCAGAATTGTAAAGTGGTTGGTTATATTCCAAGTCAGATGTTGAGTAGCGACAGTGACCAATTAGGTAGAGGTTTCCATCTTTAGCAACGCAATCCTCTAAGTTGTCAAGATGAACAAACTTGTCTGCTGGCACTGGTTCTTTGAATGTTTGTATTTCTTTAGACCAGTGCGGTAGAACAGACATACCTGTTGCGTGCATCCCTCGAATCTTAGACTCAAGGAACACACGTCTTATTAAACTGAAGTCATCAGCAGAGGGTTTCCTGATTATAGCACCAATAACAGCACACATAATTAACCGAAGAAACTTTCTAGAGTTGATACGTTTGACTCTGGGTGATACTTGTGGAGGGTTTCCTCTCCAAGTTTGCGTTCCAGATAATCATACCACTCTTGAGACAACCACATACCCTCAGAAACGCCATTCCAAAGAGGACGCCATTCTGGATGCTCTTTATTCATTCTACGCTCATCAACAAAGTCTTTGCGTGACATCTCGTATTCCCAGCTACCCAACTCAAGCATCTTCTCACGGAAGTAGCAGACGAAAGAAATACGCTCAGCACCTTCTTCAGCAATCATCTCTGTGTTGCCGTGGATACCTTCATGGTTGTTAACAAGCAACAGATCACCTGGACGAATGTTAACTGCAACACGATACTCAGGGAATACAAGATAACCACCAGTATACTTACCGTTGTTTGACACCACAGTTAGGTTACTGAACCCTACATTCAAATCACCAGCATCTCTGTGTGCTGCAGTTCTGAATGTCTTGTTAACTGTCACAGTAGTGAATACAGTTCCAGGGACAATGAACTTCGGATCAAGTTTCTTACATGCTTTGTTTTGTTCTTCCCAACGCATAGGGAGAAGTTCTTTGAATCCTTCAGACAAACTCTGCAGGAATGGGAATCCCATTTCAAATTTCTCATAGTTGTTGGCTGTGAATGAAGTTGGGCGACCGTATGGGATACGAGGATAACGATCAAAGTAACCAGCAATACCAGAGAACACAGAGTTAGCATAAGTCGTTTGACATACTAATTCTTTAAGAACACGCTTGGTCTCTTTCTTGGCGTCATCGCCTGACATCTGTCGTACTTCCTCAACCCAGTCGTCAAACTGGAATCCTTCGTCTTTGGTTCTATTGATAGACCAAACTTGACCACGTGAGGAAGGTAGGCTGGATCTGTTTTCGCCATACTTGTCCATGATAGTCTTGATTGGGTCTTCACCAAACAAGTTCTCCGCAGGATTCAAAAACTGATCCATGATCTCGAATTGATACTCAGTAACCCATTCACGATTACCTAGAGTACCTGCTTTTGGACCAGCAGCAGTTCCACGATTCTGAGTCTCAACTGCTGCTTCACGCAGACCAGTGTAAGCAAGTCTTTGTTGCTCCTCAGTAAACCAGTTCTTGCGAAACTTGAAGATGATATTCTTTTCGCTATTCTCTTCACCGAGTGCTGGTGGAGCATAGAAGTCCATATCTTCTTCAACCAGCAGGTCGTAATGTTGTTCGTCTACAAACTGACCAAGCAAATGCTCAGAGTCATGCTTCATGTCAGCGGTGATTACCTTAACCATTTCTTTCTCCTTAAAACTTGAACCCTTCAAAGTTCTCATCCATTACTCTAATTTTTCTTCCCATTAAAGACTTATCGAACATTGGGACATCGTCATCTCTACTTGAACTTCCTGCATCTGCAATTCCTTGTTGGGCTGACACTTCTACATTATACAACTTCATCTTGCTTCTGTCAACCCCTATAATAAATCTTTTGTAATAACTTGGATCATTATATCGGTTCTTCAACTGCTTCACCATAATCTGATTAAGCTGTTCAAGTTCTTCAGTTGAGATCAAAGCAAGCATCAAGTCAACTGTTGCAGGCAAACCAAACGATTCAGAAGTATCTTCAAGACCTGGATCGGAGTTTGTGAAACCAGATCGAGTCGTTTGCGTCGCACTCAAAATTGGAACACTATACTCAACTGCCAAACCACGAATCTCCTCAGCAATGCTCTTCACATATGTATAAGAGTTTACATTGGCACCTTGCTTCATACGTTGACTTGCGCAGATATTCAGATAGTCAATGATGACCATCTCAGGTAAGAAGTCTTTCTTCATCTTCAGTTCCTCAAGCAGAGCACGGAAGTGTCCTGCGTGAGCAGATGCAGTTGGATACTCTTTGATGATTAACTTACCTTGAGTCTTAGTCGCCAGCTTTGCTACCTTGTTTTCAAAGATGTCTTTGTCAATAGCCTTCAATTCATCCATGGTCAGATTCAAGAGGTTCGCATCAATACGTTCAGCGATTCTTTCTTCTGCCATTTCCATAGTTATGTATAATACATTTTTACCCTGCATTAGAGTTGAGGCAGCAACGTGACACATGAACAATGACTTACCAACACCAGTACCTGCCAAGACTACGTTCAAAGTTTTCTTGGACAAACCACCTTTAGTGATACTGTTCAACATGTCAAGATCGAAAGGCACTTTCTCTTCAACACGATGATAGAAGTCATATCGTGAATCCGCATCATCAATGTAATCGTGACCAATGTTATTGTCGAAAGAAACAGCCAACGCATCAGAAAGGATTGATGGTATTGCATCTTTAGTTTGCGTACCACTACGGTTATCAATGATCTTGATTGACTGCATGATAGCAAGATAGACTGCTCGCTCTTTGAAGAATTCTTCTGTTCTTCCGATCAACCAGTCAACATTAGTCTCACTGGGAGAAAGGCTAGAGATAATCTCTTGCGCATTCTTCTGTTCCTGTTCGTTGACATCTGTTCTGTTAAATACCTCAATAGCCAACGCTTCTTTGGTTGCTGGCTTATTGAACTTCGTGAAGAAACTTACAAGTTCTTGAACAATTATGTTTTCAGCCTTATCCGAAAAATACTCAGCCTTCACAAAGGGCAAAACCTTACGGCAATACTCCTCATTGTGAACTAGAGATCCGATAATACTGTTTTCAATTCGCATTAAGTTCCACCTTTATAGACAAGTTCTTGTTTCTCTAAACCCCTCTGTATCATATCAACGAGGATGTCGCCGATAGTATTCTCGAGGTCTTTAATATTGTTTTCTGGAGTTGGTGTTTCTAAGTCATAATCAAATTGCAAGATTGGTTTGTCCTCATCTGGGAATCGAACAGAACCAATCGTGAACACTGCGCCAGCCCAAGCACCATCTATGATAATAATCTTATAGTGGTCTTTGGAGTCAGGTTCCTCATCGAACCTGATTTGATAGTTAGGTGGTTTCCTCATCGAGTTCTTCCTCATCTGTTGGTACAACTTCATCTGATCCGAATTTATATTTCGTTGCGCAGTATGCGTCAATCTGACTCAAAATCTCTTTAGTGAAATACTGAGTAGGATTTTCGTTGATGTTCTTACCAAATACTTTACGACCATCGGTTAGTTCAATACGACCACCTTGTGACTTCCAAACACCTGCTTCAATAGCAAGATCACTCAACCCATAGTATTTGTCAAGACCTTTACTGAACGACAGTTTGGTTTCAACCATAGATTGCTCTTTAGTGAAACGTGACTTCTCAAGTTTACACTTGATAATGTTACCGATGACTTCAGTGCCGTCTTTGTCTTTTGACTTCGACAAGAACACGATAGTTGATGCAGCATACTTCAGACCATCACCACCACCCATCGTCTTTGTTGGGACATAAGCACCAACGACAGCATACGTATGGTTAGTAACAATCATAGCAATGTCAAGTTTAGCCAGCTTCAGTGACAGAACACGGAAAGCACCACGAACCAACTGAGCACGTGTCATGTCTCGAGTTTCTTTACCTTCGCTTACGTCTTCCATTTCTTTAGTAGTTGAAAGCATACCCAACGAGTCAAGGCACATCAGAAGTGGTGGGCGATCTCCCTTTGGTGCTTTCTCATAAGCATCAAGAATCTTAGTAGCCTGAGTTCTGAACTCTTGAACAGTCGATACAGGAACAATGACGAAACGGCGAGTGTCAATACCTCGCTCAGTTAACATATCTTTAGTCAACGCACCTTCAGTTTCAAAGTAAACAATTCCTGCTTTCGGATCTGAGTTAAGAAAATTCTTACAGATACCCAATGCATAAAATGTTTTACCAGTTGAGGACTCACCTGCCAAAGCAGTCACCTTGTTACTAGGTAAGCCACCATAGATTGAGCCACTAAGCAATGCGTTAAACGCATAAGAACCAGTGTCAATAAAGCCAGCTGTGTCGCCAACAATTCCTTCGTCGGCTAGACCAGCGTATTCATTGTCAAGTTCTTTTACAATGTCTTTTAGAAAGTTCATATTAATCTCCATTAGTTTCAATAAGTATACCCCATAAAACCATTTCCGTCAATCAGACAAAGAATGATTCCAAAGAGGACTTGGGTTCAACGCTCCACCTTAGTGGGTTAATTACAATCTCAAGAGGATCCAAGAAAACCTTTTCGAATTGTTTGTCATAATCAACATATGTAGTTAAATTCAATTCGCTAGGTAGTTGACCTAAGAAAGAAACTACATCTTCTTGGATTGGGTTTGGCTTCTTCAGGTAAACAAATTTGATTTTCTCGCCATCCTTGATAAGTGGGTA